CACGCCATCGATGTGCTGCAGGACCTTGTTGGTGTAGTCGAAGTCCCAGTCGTCTGCAATGGGCATGGTTATATTCCTCTCTAAGGTAAATCCACTATGGTGTCGGGCGAGAGCGAGACGCCGACGGTTAAGCCCGTCGACTCGATCGTTCCGCCCGCTCTGAAAAAACGCCAGCCTTTCAATCGGACCTTAGTTGTCACCGACAAGTCAGAAACATAATTGTAACTTGCGTCCTGGTAGACCCCGGAACCGTTTGTGGTTCCCTGGGATATTTGTGCGCCCGTATCGGTCCGCTCTATCCGCACCCGGGCGCCCGCGATGGCATCTCCCGCTGCGCTTTCCACGTTGACCGTCAGGGTCACCGTGTTGCTTACCGTGGTGGTGCTGCCGGCGCTGTTGCGCACGGTTGGGCTGTTGCCGCCGGTCACGTTGATGGTTAGGGCGGTCCCGCTATCGTTGAATAGCGCGGCATTGGCCGAATAGAGCTTATGTGTTGCGTCAGTGCTGCCGGCGGTCATGTTGACTCGGCTGCTGTCCGCAATTGCTGCGCTCTTGGTCAGATGCAGGCTGATCGTGTTGGTGTCGATGCTGTTGACGTAATACAGCGCCTGGTCGGTCAGGCCGGTGATGCCCGTGCCGCCCTCGTCGCTGTAGTAGACCGGGTCGCCATCGCTGAACGGGTGGCCGGTGATGGTGATGTCATCGCCGGCCAGGTCGACGTCGCCGCCGCTGCCAGTCTCATCCGGGTCAAACTGAACGCCGCCGGTGTTGTCGGTGTCGCCGGTGAAATAGCCGCTGAAGTTCACATTTGCCAAGGCGGCCTGGTCTTGGGCGACCGTGCCGTCTGTGGTGATCTCGATGGCGTGACCTTCGCCACCACTGGTGAAGCTGGTGCCGTCGATCAGGTCCAGGTCGTTGGCATGGATCGCCTGCATGTAGGCTTCGCCGACGCTGGTGGTCGGTGACGCGATGATGCAGCTCTCGACGGTGCCGTCGTTCAATATCAGCTGTCGGCCTTGGCTGATCACGCAGCTGTCCAGCGTGACCGGGCTGCGCAGCGTGATGATCCGGCTCAGGATCAGGTTCACGCGGGTCAGGCTCGCATTGCCGCTGCCGCTGGTCCAGGTAAAGGTGATGTTCGGCCGGGTGTCCGGGTCGCGGGTCAGGCTGTGGTTTTCGCCTGGTGCGGTGGCCGCGGTCAATCCGGTGGCGGTTGGAGCCGCCGCATAGGCGTCCTGGGCAGTGGCGGCCAGCTGGATATTGTCATCGTCGACCTTGATGACGTACCAGTAGGCCCCGGTGCCGACCGTGCCGGCTGTGTTGTATTGCGCTTCGCCGCTGGTCGCGTCCGGGCCGATGTCGTCGGTGCCGCCTTCGGCGCTGTAGATCACGGCATCGCCGGTGCGGAAGCCGTGGGCGGTGATGGCGATCTGATCCGTGGCGCCGCCGGTGACATCCACAGCGGTATCGAAGTACCGCTTTATTTTCGATCGGCCGCCGTAGCGCCGGTCGGATCCTGAGATGCTGCCGTCGCTCAGGGTCACCACTGAGCTGGTGTTGCCAATGTCGAACTCGAGCCCGTTCCTGCCGTCGCTCAGATAGCCCCCCGGGAAAACCACCGAAAAACCTTCGTCGGTGAACTCGGTTGCGGTCACCGTGGCCGCGTCGGTTCTGCCGATGACGCTGGTCAGGTAGGCGATAAATCCGGCGGCGGTGCTTGCCCAAATGCCGGCCCGCCCCGCCCCTGTTAGACCAGATCCCTGGTCGGCATCGATGAAATCCTGAAAGCTGCCATCTGCGTCGGTGCTGTCGCCGCCCACCAGGAATAGGCCGTCGGTGCTGTAGTCGATCGAGTCCATCGCGCAGGAGAGCCCGGCGCCGGTGGTTGCCGCGACGTTGAATATCACCTCTACCGTGTCCGCCACGCTGATGTCGGGGGTGGTCTCGCGGCCTTCGCTGTGCCAGCAGTTGCAGCGGGGTTCCCAGGCGGCAATGACATAGCCGCCTTGCGGCGGATATTGGAAGTCGGCGTCGTCGCCCATGGTGCCGTCGTCACCGGCCTGCAGGCGATACATGGAGTTGTCTGCGTCGCCGATGCCGATCTCCATGCCGGCCGCGTTTAGCGCGGTCAGCACGGTGTAGACCTTGGCCAGCCATACATGGAAGCCGCTGTTGTACATGTTGACCGTGCCGATGTCGCCGTGCGCGTAATCGAACCCGTGATCAGCGTCAGTGGCGTTGATCCTTCGACTCAGTGCCTGGGACGTTGCCGCTCCGGCACCTTCATACGCCAAGCCCACTGTCGCCGCCGCCGCTGGACCACCGCCGGTGCCAGCAATCGTACCGCCAGGCGATCCCTCGAAATCCTCTTGGCGGGTGATGTTGTGACTAAGAGCGACGGCTGCCATCGGCGGTTACCAAATCGGTAGCGGGATGCTCGGCTCGATGATCTCGTCGAGCGGGCCTGCGCTTGGGTCGTCGATGCGCCTTGGCGGGTTATCCCAGGTGATGTAGCACACGGCCTCGGGGGCCTTTGCGACTTCGCCACGGGCCATGCGAATCGCCTCGACGGCGTTCCAGGCCACCAGGGTCTCTTCGTGGGTGTGGACCTTTTTGTCCGTCTTGTAGACCTTCACGCGCCACAGGCGTCGCAGCTCCCGGCGTTTATAAATCACGCGGCCTGCTCCTGGGTGCCAATGACGCCAAAGAGGCGGAGCACCGGGTCGACGCTCAGGGTCTGGCCGGTGCTGTTGATGACGAAGGGTTCGACCAGGGGCTCGATCGCCAGCTTGTCGCCTATGTCGTTGGCCCAGGCCAGGCCGGCCACCACCACCGGGGCGGTCGCGATGTCGGTGCCGACGAATATCCAGTTGAATCCGGGCTCGTAGCGCGTGCCGCTCCAGGCCATGGAATCGACGGCGCGGGGTTCGTAGTTCCAGCCCTCGATCTGATTGCCGTCGGCGTCGACCAGCTGGGCCTGGCTGATTCGCTCATGCATCGACTCGAGGAACTCGGCTTGACCGCGGGCGGTAAGGTTGAGAGCCATGTTATTGCCCCCTTACCAGGCGCACCACGTTGCCATTTCCGTCGCGTTCGACGTCTATCGCCTCAGGGCCTTCGGTCGCCGCGGCCTGGCCTACGGCACCGTCACCGGCCGCCTCCGGGGCCCTGGCTGCCAACAGCTCCATCTCCTCGTCAATGGAACGGTCCTCGGGCAGCACCTCGCCGGATTTCAGGTTGTGCAGCAGGGTTTCCTGGGTGATGGCGCCCTTGAGGTAGGCGTCGACCAGGGCGGTGATCTCCTGGGGCTCGAGCTTGGCGTCGACGAAGTCCTTGTTGAGCTCGACGGTCACTTTCTCGGGATCCGCGCCCTCCCACTCGGCGGCCTCCTGCAGGGCGGCCTCCAGGCCTTGGCCGATGCTGCCGGCGACATCGCCAACGGTGGCGGCGGTGCCGGCCTGGTGGATGCGGGCGGTCTCGGCGGCTTCAACGCCAGACCTCGGGGCTTCAATCATGCGGGCGCCCAGGGCAGCCATTTTGCGTTCCTTCTCCTCCATGCCCTCCTGGATGCTGGACAGGCCTGAGCCGGTGAACTCGAGGAACCCGGTCTGGGCATTCTCGGGCAGGCGCCAGGCCTTGCCGGAGCCCAGGGGTAGCTCGCCGCCGGTCTCGCTGCCATCGACACCGGAAACCCAGGGGGTGGGCAGCGCGGTTAGGTGGCGGCCGTGCTCGATGTCGGCGCTGTTGCGGTAGTGCGCCAGGTTGACGTTGGTGATGTCGAGAATCGGCGGGTTGTGTACCTCGAGGCCCACGCCTTTGGGATTGACGAAGGTGAACGGGATGTGGTCCAGGGGGGCGCCATCTTTCAGCGGGACGATCTCATCGTTGATGATGTATTCGCCGGCGCCGACATTGCTTTGCGGGTTGGTGTCCTGCTCCCACACGCGCTGCACGTAGCCAGTGGTGCCGGTAGGCTCGCCGGCCTCGGTGAGGATCTCGGCCATCACCAGCTCGCGGTAGCGGACCTTGGCCACCAGGGTGTAGGGGTCCTCGGGGCTGGTCTCTTCAAAGTAGCCCTCCTGGAGGACGACCAGCAGCAGCTCATCATCTTCGTCTTCGCGCCAGTTGATGATCTCCTCGGCGCTGTAGCACACGATGTACGATGGCTCGTTGTCGGCCGGGGGGCGATCGACCAGCAGGCCCAGGCGGCCGCTCACGAGCATGCTCTCGGTGGCGTCCTTGGTGACCTCCTCGAGGCTTGAGCCGTCTTTGGTCGCCGACTCCTCCATGGTCTCGATTTGGCTGGGCAGCTCGACTATCGCCCGCTTGCGGTTGATCATGCCGACAAAGCCGTCGACGGTGCGTCCGGTGGCGTTGAAGTACACGGCGCGCTGTTTGTAGGCGTCGTATTCGGCGGTCGTCTGGCCCTCGAGCTTGGGCAGGTAGGTGGCGCCCTCGTCCTTGACGGCATCTTCGCCGTCGTTGGAGTGCCTGGCGCGTTCCCAGCGCGGCTTGAATTTCCGATACACCGGGTGCTCGGTATGGATCGGCATGGTCAATACCCCCTTATTTGCCGGTAGTCCTCATCAGTCCGACGTCCCGCTTCTTGATGCGCAGGCGGTAGCGGGTCTCATCACCGATGTGATCCTCGGCGTCGGTATCGACGTCGTCCGGGTCCTTCTCTGAGCGAGGGAGCACCGGAACGGTCCTTATAAAATGCCTACAAGTTTCAAAAATGTACAGCCCTGGCTCATCGAGCGGGCTGTTCTGGCTGTCGAACAATCGTTGGCGCAGCGCTTCCCAGCCGGCCTTGCGTGAGCCGGGGCCCTTGTCAGCCCTGACCCAGCCGATCCCGAGGGTGGCCATGTCGTCGGCGATGCAGGTGCCGTTGACCACGTCCCAGATACTACTATCGGCCGGTCCTGGTCGAACACGACCGTACAGTCCCATAGCCTGTTCGCGTTCCTTGACGCCGCGGGCGATGTCTTTAGCGAGCATCCTGCAGCCCTCGTTCGGTTTGCCGTTCCAGCCGTACCATTCGGCGATGCGAAACAGGGTGCCGCGGGGGTAGGTGCGCTGGGTGCCGTCGACCATGGTGATGGGGTTGCCGTTGGCCTCGGCCCACCAGCCGACCGCAAACGGTTTGCTCGAGCCGTAGTCGAAGCTGCGGTCGAGGCGCCAGTCGGTCGGGATCTGGAAAGCGTGAATGACATGGACCGCCTGGCTCCATAGGTCGTCGACGATGCCGCCGGCGACGATGTCCCAGGATCCATCCAGCCACGCCTTGAGCAACCAGGGCTTGCCGGTGGTCGCCGCGACGATCTGGTCGATGTAGCCGGGGTCGTTCTCCATCAGTAAAGCGTTGTCCTGGACCTTGGCGGGAATGAAGCAGCGCCGCCATTTCTCGCCGGTTAGCTTACTGATGTCGGTTTGGACGTGACCCGGGGGGACGGGGGTGACATAGCGCTCTTTTAGCCAGTTGTGTCCGACGCCGCCCGGGTTGCCGGATAGGTACAGGCGCTTCTTGAGGCCGTGCGGCGAGCGCAGCGTGGCCTTGAGGGTATCGATCGCGCCGGGGCTGGCGTAGTTGCCGACCTCGTCGATGCCGACCCAGGTGTACTCGTGGCCCTGGTACTTGAGTGCGTCGCGTTCCTTCTCCAGGTGGCGCATCTTGAGCCAGCCGCCACCGGGGAAGCGCCACATGCGCCGGCTGGCCAGCCAGATGGCACCGATCTCGGGGTAGATCTCATCGGCCTTGGCCATGAGGTCCTCGAGCTCGGGGTAGGTTTGGCGGAACAGGATCCCTCGGGCGTTCTGGCCACCGACCATGGCGTGCTGGTTGAAGTCGAGCAGGCCGCCGTAGCTCTTGCCGCCACCGCGGGCGCCGCCGTAGAACACCTCCTCGGCCGGGCATTGAAGCAGCAGTTGCTGCGGGCCTGGTTGGGCCCGGATGGTGAGGCGGGCGACACTTACGCTCACCGCTTCTTGCCCTTGCGCTTGAAGTACTGGACCTCGCGCTCGTGCTTTTTGGCCGCCGCCCTGGTCTTGAAGGTGCCCAGGTTCCGGCCCTTTTTGCTGTAGAGGCGGTAGCCGCCTTTGATGCGGCGCACCGTCATGGTCGACCCCGCCCACGATCGGGCCGCAGGCGCTCGTAGCGGTCACGACGGCGTAACTTGTAGCAGGCCCTGGGCGGTTGCTTTACCGCGCTTTTTTTCTTTTCCGGTTCAACGGTCACAATGGTCACACGGTCACATCACATCCAGGCTGTCGAGCCAGTCATGGTGGTCGCTGATGAAATTCTCGATGTGGTCCCTGGTCAGGGTTTCCACGGGCTCGCGGGAGATTCTCGGCATCTTGGCCAGCCTCGCTTGCAGGTATTGCAGGCGTCTGTTCAGTCGGTGATTCTGGCCGCGCAGGCCTTTGTTGCTGTTGTAGCTGCCGATCACCTTGCGGTCGTGGGCGACCAGCTCCTCGAGGGCTTCCATTTTGGCCTGCTCATCGGCGAGAGTCTCGATCATGTCGTTGGCCTCATCGGCGGTCTGTATGCCGGCGGCCAGGCAGGCCTGGCAGGTCTTGGCGGCCACCTCGTCGAACGAGTAGTTGTGCTTATTCCAAACGGTGCCGGCCCGCAGGAAGTCGCGAAACGCGTCGATCAGTTCGGGGCTCATTGCGTGATGTCCTTGGGCTTTTGCTGGGAGGGCGGTTTCGTTAGGTGCCGAAATGGTTTCGGGCTCGTTCACTCCACTCCTCCTCGGTGAGCTGATCTTCGCGGACGACGATGATCTCCCTGGGCCCCTGGTCATCGGTGCTGCGATCCTTGGCCAGGGCGTATTTCTCGGGGAAGCGACGCTCCAGGAATTCCTTGGCGGCACGCCAGTCGCCCTGCATGCCCTGGCGCCAGATAGCCATGGCGGTCACCTCGGCCTGGTTCTCAGAGGCCCTTACAGCCTGAAAAAACTGAAAGTAGCGCCCGCGGGTGGCGGCCTCGCCCTTCTCCAGCCAGAAATAGAATGTGCGCTCGGTGATGCCGCCGGCCACGGCCGCGGTCGCTCGGGGTACACCAATGGTCAGGGCGTCGCAGATACGCGCCTGGCGTTCGTCGGTCAGCTTGCATTTAGCCATAAACTTTCGCGTATCCGTCCTTAATCATTTGTTTGTTGATGTTTTTTTCGCCGACGTAAAGGGTGGCCAGCCAGCGACCGAACTTGCCGGTCTTGCTCGACTCCACGCAGATGTCTCGGTCTTTAAGCAGCCGGTTCAGGTGCTCGGTGGCCGTGTCATAGCCGGTCTGGCCGCGCTCGGGGGTGTCGATGCCCTCGAGGCGGAAGCGCATCCGGGTGTGGACGTAAAAGCCCAGGTCGATCTCCATGTCCACGGTGTCGCCATCGACGGTGTGGAGCAGGGTGCCCCTGTAGTGGTAGCCGGCGATATGGCGCAGGCGATCGATCAGCTTCATGGCCGAGACGTGACGCACCTGTAGCCGCCGGAGCTCGTCGTGCAGTTGTTCGCATTCCTCATCGGGGGTCGGCTTGTTCATGGTTGATTTCCTTGGTTCGGCATCATCCGAAGCTCCGCTGACACTTTTCGCAATCGGCGAGTTGAAAGCCGGCGAAGCCGGTGAAGCCGGTGAAACCGACTCGGCCTGCTGCGTTTCGACGCAGCGCCAGACCACGTTTGGGTGGACCTTGTAGGCCTTGGCCAGATTGCGCACCGTCCAATCGCGGACGGTCTCGCCATCTACCGCCTTGATCATTCTAGCCTTTTTGCAGCGCTCGCGATACTTGCCGCGTATTTCGGCGATCTCGATCTTGCTTAGTGCCCCCGCAGTCAATTCAGCGCCATGCCCTCGATGTTGATGACGGCGCTGTCGATGTAGAGGTCGGCGCGCAGGGTGCCGTTGAAGGGGAACTTGCGCTTTTCGGGCTCGTCGACGCAGGTGGCCTCGGTCGCGCCCCAGCAGGTCGCCCCAAACACGAGCGGCAGGTCATTGCCGTTTAGCGGGTTAACCTCCTGGCTGGTGCCGACCTCGACATCGTCGAGGAGCAGGTGGGTTCGCCATGGCCCGATGATCACCTGCGCCCGGTGGGTCTCGCCGGCTTCGATCTGTTCCGGCGATTGCAGCTTCACCTGCTGGTCGTTGCTGAGCCCTTGGGATCGCAGTTTCAGCCGCCGGTCGTTGTCGATGTACAGCGTGAAGTGTCCGGGCTTGTTTGTGCCGGATTCGTCACGCGAGAGCAGGACCATGATTTCCGGGGTGAATGTGCCGACCGTGAATGTCACGTCGATGTAATTCGTTTGCTTGATGTGGTCATCGCTGGGGATCAGGGTGCCCGATGACAGGTCGTATAGGCGCATGGGCGGGATGGCTGTCTGGTCTTCCGGGTCGGTCCCGGTTCCCGGGTCGGGCGTTGGCTCGGGGTCGGGCTCGGGTGCTGGCTCAGGGTCGGGCGTCGGCTCAGGCTCGGGCTCGGGCTCAGGGTCTGGCGTTGGCTCGGGTTCGGGCGTTGGGTCGGGTTCGGGTGTTGGGTCGGGTTCGGTCACCGGGTCGGTCCCGGTCACCGGGTCGGGACAATTCGCTATCGAAATTTCGCTGAGCTGGGCGCCCAAGCCCGCGATCTGGGCGTTTAAGGCCATAATTGTGCCCATCGAAATTTCGCTGAGTTCGACCCCCGATGTCGAAATTTCGCTGATTGCCAGTTCGACGGCCGCCAATCTCGTGTCCAGCTCGGCAAATGGATCATGGCCAAAGGCAGAAAACGAGGCGGCGAACGCCAGGGCGGATGCTAGGGCTTTTGGGGTTCGAGTCTTCATTGGGGTAACTCCTGGGCGGCGGGGACCTTGTTGTGGGTCTGTACTGCGTGCTCCACCAGGTCATGCAGCTGGCGCGATAGCCTGTCTCGGGCGCTATCGTTCAGCCAACAGGCCTCGACGACGCGGCATTTTGTGATGAGCTGCGAAATGTCGGCCTTGAGGGTATCGATCTGTTCTTTCAGTGCGGCGCTGTGCTTGACGAGCCGCTGCGTGTAGGAGTCATCCACGTAATTGAGGGATTCTCCTATGAGGCCACAGGTCCTGCTCCAGATGGTGTTCTTTGAACATCCAAATCGCCGCGCCAGGCCTTCGATGCTGTATTGCCGGGCCTCCTCGAGCAGCTTCAGCCTGTGCACATACATCGACAGCAATTCTTCGGTCTCCGCCGGCGTCAGCATCTTGTTCTTGTTCTTGCTCATGTCGATCCCCCTTGGGAACTTCGGCCCAATTGCCTTGTTCGGGTGATCGGCCGACAGGGGATTTTGTTAAGCGCTTCTCACTTTGTTGCGGGGGTCAAGTCAATTCGAGGCGGATTTTGGCTCCCCAATAAACTTGACAAACGATTGTGCGTACCGTTTGCGGGGGGATTGTGCGTATTGTGCGTATTCTGCGTATAGGGGGTCAGATCTGTTTGGGGGTGAGGCCCAGCTGCTCGGCGCGGTCCAGGATCACGGCAGCGTACTCGGGCATGAGCTCGATGAGCCGGGCGCGGCGATGGATCTGATGGGCCCCGATCAGGGTGCTGCCACTGCCGGCGAACGGGTCGAGGACGATCTCCTGCTCCTGGGTGCTGTTGAGCAGGGCTTTGCGGGCGAGCTCGCTGGGCTTTTCGGTTGGGTGCGCGGTGTTGCTCACCCGGGCCACCTCCCAAACGTCGCTGTCGGCGTCGCTCAGCAGCACGGCTTGGCCGTTGATGCGCACATGGCGGGGTTTCTTGCCTTTGGGGGCTTTGTCGGTCAGGTAGAGCTGGTGGCCTTCGCCATCGGTGACCAGCAGCCCGCCGGCGGCGGTGATCCCAATGTTGCCGTCGTCCAGGTGGCCGGCCAGGCGCCAGACGGTTTGATTCTCCCGGTCGCCGAAGAACTGCGGGGCTTCGTCGGCGTGGCTGCAGTAGAAGCACGGCTCGTGGCCCCAGCGGTAATCGCCCCAGCCCAGCACCGCCGCGGGCTTGGCCCAGATCAGGTACTGGCGCTCCTCGAGGCCGACGGCCTTGATGGCGTGGCCGAAGTCCTCCCGGGTGCTGGAGGCGTGCCAGATATAGGCGCTGCCGTACTTGGCGAGCACCTTGACGGCCGGGCGCAGGGCGGCGATCAGGAACTCGGCGAGCTGGTCGAACTTCAGCTCGTCGTTGACGATGATCTCAAACTTGCCGCTGCGGGCCTCGTAGTCGACGCCATAGGGCGGGTCGGTGAACAGGCAGG